CGTAGGGGTCGCCACTTTCAAATCAAGCACTTAGCGCTGTAAATCGTTTGGCTTGGATCGACCGTAGTGGTCCGCATGGACCTCTACCCAAGATTCGGCTGGATTGAACGCGTCCCCGTCGATTCAGCGTCCGCGGGTGGACGCCTACCTCGATCAAGCGCGGCTGGCTGACACATAATCGTGGGCTGGTTGCCGGCTATAGCGCCCGCAATGGCAAGCTGGGGACCGGTAGCTGGGGCGGCGAATGCTGCTGGCGGCGGCCGATACACTTCAGCGAGACCCCCCCCGTCTGACCGATGGCATGGCTCGTTAGATTCTGTCGCACAATGACGCAGGGGCAGGGATATGCCGTCGGCGCAGGTTCCTATTTGTAACTTGACTCTACCAGGAGTTGTGTGCTGAGCTTCGCTCAGCCCCCAAACATGGCCCTAGCTGAGCGCCGAAGAAGGCCATAAGAGCGCGTCAACGACGCGCTCTTATGGCCTACAAGGCGATCGGCTAGGGTGGAACTTAGGGACGTATCGACATATCTATGCCATTAAGGCAACCTAAAGTGAGCGTCTCGTGTGAACGGGCACGGACGTATTGTAGGTAGAGAGGTACGGTATGAAGGTCAGACGAGTTCCGGATTCGTCGGGAGCCTTCTGGGAAGGTTTTCTTGAAGGGCTCTCTTCGGCTACCGCGGTGATAACGATCTGCACTGAGTCCCACCGCCCAACGGCAAAGATGGCAGATGAGTATCTGTGCATGGGAGGCATCGGGGCTGACTGGCGGAACGTTGGGCAGGATGTTAATATCGCGATTAGCCGATATCGTTCTGGTCATATGAAGAATGCCGGATAACGGAGCTATGAGCCGCGCCCAACCCGGGGCGGCTCAACCAACTGAATTGCAGACGCGGCCGCCGGAAGAACCGGCGGCCGAATTGTTGTCAGAAGCTCCAACCGAGCTTCTGGAGGTATTTCACGAAGAGCAGGTCTCAGAAACCGGGCAGATGAAGATCATGACGGCAGTCATGGAATTCTTCACCGGGCCGCTGCCGCATCATCGTCATTTCGCAGCTTACGAGGCGACGACCCCGGGCGCGGGTGATCGCATTCTCCGTATGGCCGAGAAGGAGCAGGATGCCCGACACAACGCCATGTGGCGCCGCGATCTTAAGCAGATCATGGGGCTCACCTTTGGCTTCATCACCCTGCTCGCGATCTTCGCTGCAGGAGTATTCGCGCTGGATCGCGGGCACGTTACGGTCGCGGTTGGTCTGTGGGTTGTGGACGTGATTCTGGGCTGCAACAAATGGATCATCGAGCTGATTCATGGTCGACCAAAGGAAGCCGACGCACCTGTGTCGCCTCAAGGTAAGAAAAAGGCTGCGCCTAGGAGGCGGCGCGGCGCCCAATCGACTAACAAGACAGCTCGTTGACCCGGTTCCGGTGCTGCTGTCACGCACGCTGGCGGTGAAGGTCCTACCCAACTCCACGGCGTGCGCGATCACAGCGTCTCCATGAGCCGTTACAGCGCCAGCGCGTTGGCGACCGGCTGCAGGTAGGACGGGTCGAATTTGCGGTAGACCTTCCGCAGGGTGCGCGGATCGGTGGCGAGATAGTCGGCCGCCTGGTCGATGGGCGTTCCCGCCATCGCGAGCCATGACGCGACCGAATGCTTCAGGTGGTGAGGCGTCGGCGTCCAGGTCAGCTGGGCGCGGACGCACAGGCGCTTAAACGACCAGCGGAGCCCCTTCGGCACCGGGCCGCCGCCATACTCGACGACATAGTCCGACCCCGCCAGCTGCCGCGCTTCCTGCAGCTGGGTGCGCAAGGCGGCGTTCATCGGCACGATGCCGCGCCGCTTCACCGTCTGCCGCCGGCCGGGTTCATTGAAGTCGATCATCCCCGTCTCGAAATTCACCCGGTCCCATGTCAGGGCCAGGACGGAACCCTTCCGCGCGCCGGTGTAGACCGCGAGCGCGACGAAGGTCTTCACGTGCGGGGTGATGCAGGCGGCGACCAGCTTCCGTGCCTCGGCCTTGGTCAGGTAGCGATCGCGTGGGTTGCTGTCCGGCGGCGCCTCCAGCTCCGGCGGCTTCGCCAGGAAGCCATCCTTCCATGCCCGGCGCAGCGCCGCGCGCAGCACGTTGAACTCGCGCCGCAGGGTGCCGGCGGCGACGGGCTTCGGCTTGTGCTTCGCCAGCTTCTCCGGCGTCTGCTTGCCGCGGGGCTTCGTCATCCGGCCCGCAGCGTAGCGGTCCCATTGGTCCTGATTGACCTGGTCGACCCGGAGGTCGCCGAGGCGGCCGAGCTTCGGGCCGAGCTGGCCGGCCTTCAGCGCTTTGGCCGCTTCCTTCAGCCGATCGAGGGCCTCGACCTTGTCGGTCCGCTTCTTCTCGTAGCGGTCCAGCGCCTCGGCGACAGTCAGCTTGAGGGGACGACGCTCAAGCTCGGTCTCGAAATCCGCGAGGGCTTGTCCAGCGCGGACCGGGTCCGCCGTGCCTGTCGAAACCCGTCGACGCTGTCCGCCTTCGTACCAGACGATTTCGAGGACGCCGCGTCGGGGCCGGAGGTGCGGGGCATCGGTTCGCGGACGGGGCATAAGGTCGATTCCATATAGGCGTCCAGTTGCTCCGGCTTGATCCGGATCACGCGGCCGCCGCCCGGACGATAGCAGGCCAGCCGTCCCGCGCGGATCGCCCGGCGAAGGGTCTCGGGATCTAGGCCGATGATCGCCGCGGCCTGTTCGACCGTGAGATAGCGCGCGGGTTCAGCCATGCTGCGCCTCGTCCGGATGGTCATGGGGTATCGGCGCCGGTGAAACCCCATTCGCCAGCGTCAGCAGGACATCGGCATGGCAGGGCTGGTCGAGCGGGCACCAGCAGGCGAGGTCTTTGCCGCGAAGCTCGCCGATGTGGGTCATCACCCATTCGCGCACCGCGGGCAGGCATGGCACCTTGCGGCCGACCAGCAGTTCGCGATAGCTGCGAACGAAGATCACCCGGGCCGCGGCATCGTCGAGACCGGCGACGACGAAGCCGCAGGTCTTGCGGGAGAACGGGTTGCCCCAGCGTGTCGGGCGCGCAACCTTCACGGTGTTCGGCGGAATCCGCCAGCCCTTGGCGCGGGAGAGGCGGATGCGCTTAGGCATTGGTGGTATCGAACAGATCGCGGGCCGCCCGACGAGCGCGCCTGGTCGCGGTGTGGTGGTCCCGGTCATAGTTCAGGTGGCAACGCTGGCACATGGCCCGCAGGTTGTCGTCGTCGCAATTCTCCGGCGTATGGTCGAGATGCGCGACGGTCAGCACAACGCGCGACCCGGTGACCGGATGCGGCTCGCCGTTGGGGGCTCGGCAGTCCGGATAGGCCGGCGATCCCTCACAGCAGTTGCCGGCGCGATCGCGAATCCGGCGGCTGATCGCCGGCCAGTCCTTCGGATAGCGGGCCTTCTCTTCAGGGCGGATCGGCATCACTTCCTCGCGATCGCCCGGTGGACAGCCTCGGCGGCCTTGGTCCGCCGCAGGTTTTCCCGGGCCTTCGCCTGTTCGGGCGTCGGCTTGGCCGCCGAGTCAGCAGGCTTGAGATCGGACGGCGGAAGCGGCCGGTTCAAGATGTGCTCGGTCACAGCGGCGTCTCCTGGCGGTTGCGGGCGCGGATGCTGGCAATCGTCCGCTCCCATTCGGGTGTGAGGCGGCCCTGGAACCGCAAGCCGATTTCCAGGGCGGCGCAGCGGTCGGCTGCCACGGCGCCGAGGCGCAAGGCCTGCAGGCGTTTCGTGTCGGTGACGTCGTAGTGCGGCCAGCTCGCCTTCGGCGGCTGCTGGAACCACGCCCGCTTCAGGCCGAGGCGGGCGGCGAAGGCGTGCAGGGCGTCGAGGTCTTCGCTGAAGAGGTGCGCCCATCTCCGGCCGCGCCAATGATGAATGGCGGCGTCGACATAGATCGTCATGCCGGCTCCTTCAGCTTGGCCAGACCGCGGTCGGTGGCGTCCCACGCCGCCCGCTCGCCGGGCTGGGCCTTGACCAGGCGGATGGTGTTCTTCCCGATCAGCCGCTCGGCGACGGTCGCCGGGACGTCGCCGATCCGGATGCCGCCGGCGGCGATGCGCTCCAGCCATCGCCGATCGGTCTTCCGCAGCGGGTGCGGGTGGTGGTGGCGGCGGAACCCGGTCTCAGGCATGGGCCGGCTCGGCGCTGAAGGCGCCGCTGCAGGTAAAGCAGCGGCCGTCGGCATCGGCGTGGACCCGGCCGGGCGGGCAGTCGCACAGCAGCGCGAGGCGGCTGCGGGCGATGATCCGCGCCGCTGCCATCGCCTGATCCAAGGTCGGCTTGGGCTCGCCGGGACCTGGGTCGTCGGTGGCGCTGACCCGCCAGCCCAGGCCGTCGCGCCAGATGATCGCGATCGGCCGGCCCTGGCCGTTCGACAGGCCCTCGACGTCGGTGGCGAGGGCGGTCCATCTCTCGATGAAGGTCATCGGTCGTTTCCAAGGTCGAGGCCGCGCCAGGCGCGCCGCAGGTCGGCGGCGATCAGCACCAGCAGCGGCAGCAGCAGGAGGGCGAGGTGCCGGCCGTCCATGGTCAATGCCGGGTGGCGGCGGCAGGCTGGGCGTGGCAGGGGCATGCCGCGCGATGGCGCAGGTAGGAATCGCCGGTCGCCTCGCCGAGCTCGGCCAGGACAGCATGGACCTCGGGTGGGTCCGACGGATGCAGCAGGTCGCCGAGGACGTGGCCGATGCCGAGGGCGACGACCTGCGCGTCATAGGAACGGTCCGAGGTGACCTGGTGCCGGGCCATGGCCTCGCGGATCGCGGCGTGCAGCGCGTTGGCGATGTCCTGGGCGGCGGCGATGCGGCGATCGCGCAGGGGTTTGCGGCGGCTCATGAGCGCACCAGCCCGCCCAGCTCGGGGAACACCCGGCGCAGGGCACCGAAGCGGATCAGGAAATCCTGGTGCGCCCGCACCCATGGCACGGGGATGATGGTCCGCGACCAGGCCACCGGCAGGGGCGTCTCCCATTCCGGGCCGCCGGAGGGCATCAGGTCGCGCTTCTCGGTCGCCAGCGCCCGGAGGTCGGCCGCCTTGACGGCGACGGCGACCTCCGGCGGCGGCGGCCAGGCGAGGCCGGCGGCGCGGTGAATGGCTTCGTCGATGCGGTCGGTCACCGCGTCGATGGCGCGGGCGGCATCGGGGCCGCCGACGGCGCGGACGGCGTTCTTCAGCGGCGTCGACCAGTCGCCGATATAGGCCTCGTGCGCGTCGTGCAGCAGGCCATAGGGCCGCGCGTTCAGCGGCAGCATGTCATGCACGACGCAGGAATGCTGGGCGACGCTGTAGAATTTGGTGGTGTGGCCGGTCCAGCGGCACAGCTTCGCCAGCGCCTCGGCGATGTCGGCGATGTCGACCGGGGTCTCGTCGGGCTGCAGCAGCGCGAAGGGGCGGCCGGACGCGGTCAGAATCCAGGGGCCATCCGGCGCCGCCGATCGACGCGGCGCCATCAGCGGCAGGGTGGCGGTGGTCATGGCTTCTCCGGAGTCGGGACCGGCCGCGGGCGGATGTCGACCTGCAGCTCGATGCCCAGCGCGTCCTTCAGGGCGCGCTCGACGAAGGGGACGACGTCGGCCGACACCCGGTCGGGCATGGCGGTGTCGTCGGGGATGGTGACCTGGGCGCGGATCAGCGGCTTGCTGAAGAGGGCCGCGGGGACGGTCAGGTTCAACTCGACCGCGAGCTGGCCCGCGCGCAGCGCCGGCGGCCGGGCCGTCATCTCGCACCCGCCCTGCGCGTCGACCCGTAGATACCGGGTGATATGGACGTGGGAGCGGGTGCGGTGCGACCCGGCCGGGGCGTGCTTCACGATCTGGCCGCCTCCGGCGCGCCGAAGAACAGCGGCAGGCTGGTCCTGTCCCGCGCGTCCTCGGCCGCCTCGCGGAAGGCGTGGTCGAAGACCTCGTCCATGCGGGCGACGGTCAGGAACCAGGTGATGCGCCCGGCCGCCAGGCGGTACTGCAGCCGCACCGCCATCAGATAGGCGGGGCCGCTGCGGAACACGGGGATGATGATCAGGAACAGGTTCGGGACCTTGACCTTCTGCCCAGCGGCGTCGGCCTGTTCGTTCTTGAAGCTGATCACCGCCTCGCCGGTGTCGGTGTTGATCTTGCTTTCGGCGAAGGTGTTCTCGGTGATCGCCAGGCCGCGCGACAGCTCCAGCACCTGCTGGGGCGTAGCGACGCGGGCCTGCATGCGGGCGACGGCATCGGCCAGGCGCCGCTCGGCATCGTTGGACGGCTGGGCGCCGCCATCCGGCACCAGCCAATCCGGCACCGGCGCCACGTCGAGGAACCGCTCGTCCAGGAACTCGGCGAAATCGGCCTGTCCGAACTTCTTGCCGGCGATCGCCGTCCAGGCCTGCCACTCGTCCGACAGGGGGAAGGCATAGACCGCGCGGTGGTCGCCGAAGCGTGGGTCGCCCTGGCCCTGGCGGTGATAGTTCAGCACCACGGTCAGGCGTGGCGTCTTGCGGTCGTCGTGGGCGAAGATCGCCGAGTCCGCATCCTTGAAGCGGTTGGCGTGGTCGACGATGGAATCCAGGTCGGTCAGCGTCGCGGTGCCGGTGCGGCGCTCGGGCTGCTGGCGGTACTCGTCGATGAAGGCCTTGATCGACCGGACCTCCATCCCCTTCGGAACGGAGAGGACGTCGATGATCATCCGGCCGTCCTCGGTCTTCCGCTGTTCGAAGACCGGCTGGGTCGTCAAGCCGTGCAAACGCTGCATCACGTCAATGACAGCGTCGGCCTCCGGCCGGGTGGTGATGTTGGTCGTCGGGTCCGCCACGCGGGCCTCCTGTGTTGACGAAGGGGATCAGATGGTCCGGACCTCGCGCGGACCGAGCATGTCGAGCTGGCGCGGGTTCTGGACGGTGAAGACGTTGCCCGGGGTCGACCACAGGACGGTCTTGTCCCGCGGCGCCTCCGGCAGGGTCAGAGCGAGCTTCGCCTTCACGTCGAAGGTGCCGCCGTCGAGCTTGACCGCCAGCTTCAGGGTCAGCGTTGCCGAGGGCTTGCCGTTGTGTTCCTGAACGAAGTTGTTCAGGGCGGCGTTGAGGTCGGCCAGCATCTTCGACGCATCGGCGTTGAGCTGGCCGCCCTCGAGGTTGGCGATCAGCTGGGCGAAGCTGCGCAGCTCGCCCGATTGGGCGGGGGTGACATCCATGCCCCGGGTCCTTTCGGCAGGGTGAAGGCGGGAGAGGTCCGGCTGCATCAGGCGACCTGCCTGTCCGCCGGCAGCTGGGGCGCGGCCATCGCCTTGGCGCGGTCGCCGAGCTGCCGGATCTGGTCGGCGGTGAAGCCGTGCGACAGCAGGTCAGCCTCGGTGACGGTGCCGCGCGCCTTCACCACGTCGACGATGACGCCGGCCATCAGGCCGAGAACGATGTGCGGCTTCAGCGACGGCCGCAGGTTGGTACGGGCAATGCGCGCGCCCGGGGCCTCGTGCTCGGCCGCCGCCATCTCCGCCCGCGGGATCGGCCCGTCGAAGCGGCGATGGATGTCGGCCATGCTTAGAAACGGCATGGATTCCTCCTGATCGAGGGCGCGCGTGCGGCGCCTTCTGACGCCTCGACCCCCACCCGGGGGAGGAAGCCGGGTAAGGGGGCTGGACGAGTGCCGCGGTAGGGCTGAAGCTGGGGCCGTCGTGCTGGCGGGGGCGAGGCGATGGACGGGTACTGGGAGTTCTCCACGCGATGGGGGGTGTTTCGGATCGTCCCCCGGAACGGTCGCTACCTCGCGATGTATGGGGAGGAGGATCTCGGCTCCTATCACTCCCCTGTTGCGGCGGCGGATGACCTGGCCGGCGGACACACCTTCTCGCCCTCGAACGGGCTCGACACATCGCGTTGCGGGCTGCCGCGAGACGTGTCGGAGTGGCCGTTCGTGCGCCGGCGATAGGCCTCGACAAAGGCGAGGAGGTCGGTGGCCGCCGCCTCGGCATCGCGCCAGCTGATACGCAGGCGGATCGTCGTCGACCCCGTGTCGAAGGCTAGGCCGATCGTGCCGTCGACATCATCGACCGGCAGGACCGCGCGCCAGACAGCATCAGCCGATCGCGCTCTGCAGGCGTCCGCGCCCGGCAGCCGGTGCAGGTCCGGCCTGATCATCGGCCCGGGCCCGCTTGCTCGCGATCGAACGACACGGTCGCGTCCTCGCTGCGGACGGCGGCGCCGGGGGCCGCGGCGCCTGGCGTGTCGAGGCGGCGCTCGAAGGTGTCGAGAGCGGCGGCCATGTCGGCCAGCGCCTTGCGGATGTGGCCGATGTGAAAACGGGAGATATCGCGCAGCTTGGCCAAATCGTGCTGCGGGTTCCCTGCGTAGTCGTGGCCGGCCAGTTGGCCAGTAATGTCGAGGATGTCGGTGGCCCCGAACTTCAGCGACGAACGCAGTTCGAAAAGCGGATAGTCCGACTTTACTTGTGTGCGGGACATGCCCTCTCCGAAGAGGTGCCCGGGGCGCGGCGCCCCGGGCGAGTTGAACAGGGAGGTTCATGCACGATGCGGACGTGCATTCTCATTATGCGCAACGCATAACAACTGTCAATGCGTAACGCATAACAAAAAACGGCCCGCGAGGGCCGCTATGCATTTCGTCGCGATTAGAGGGGTGGGGTCAGCGGCAGCGAGCTGCGTAGATGATCTCGCCCTGAGTATCGATTCCAAGCACCGTCGGCGGCCTCTTGATCACCCGCCGGTCGACGATGTCGTATCCGGTAGGGCAGTAGCCATTGGCGGTGGCGAAGCGGGTCAGGGACGCCATCCGGTCTTGCTCGGCTCCCGCGCTGTCGGCCGGGTACATGGTGTCTGCGAAGGTGCGGAAGGTGAAGCCGCCAGGAGCGGGGGCTATAGAGGTATTCGGGCTCGAATCCAAGTCTACCCTCCCGCAGGCGGCTAGGCTTGAAATCGTCAATATCAAAAGTAATTGCTTCATCTTTTCTTCACCCATAGCACCGGTACCGCCCATTCAATGTTGACATCTTCAATTGGGGGAGCGTTGTAGCTGAGTAGCGTATAGGTGCCGGGCTCGCTGCCCGGATAGATCTGCTTCACCAGCGTGCGCCCGTCGCCGAGCCGCACCACGCATTCATCGCCGGTCAGGTCGCGCGGCGAGACGTGCTCGGCCTTGCGATAATAGATCACCTGGCGGTCTCGATAGACGGGGTACATCGAATCGCCCTTGACGATCACGGCCTCGACCATGTCGTCCACACCTGGCGGGGCCTCGACTTCATCGTCCAGCTCCTGGGCCACCTCCGGATCGCCGTAGACGATCTCGCCGCCGGCGCCAACGAAGCCGACGACCGGCACCGTCCTCGCCTTTTGGGGCGCGCTCGGGTCGAGCAGCCATGACCAGTTGACCCGGAACGCCTTGGCGTAGCGCATCGCCGCGTCCTGCCGCAGGCCGCGCGACCCGTTCTCGTGGCCGAGATAGGTCGGGATCTTCCACCCGAAAGCCTCGGCAGCTTCCTTGGCGGATTCATAGCCGGCGTCCTTGCGGGCGCGCTGCAGGCGGTGGTGCGGCTCTTCCATGAATGCATCATGCATAACGGCGTTATGCGTAAGGCATTGACGTTTGTTATGCGTTACGCATAATAGGCCCATGCTGATCATCCGTCGCATCCGCGAGAACCGGGGTTGGACCCAGGAACGCCTGGCCGAAGAGCTGGGCGTGGATCAGGCCACGGTTTCCCGCCTCGAGCGTGGGGTCGGATCACCGTCCCGCCCCGTGCAGAAGCTGCTCGAGCGGCTTGCCGCCGAGCCGGTCCAGAACACTCCGGAGGCCGCGGCATGAATCCGATCCTCGCCGGGCTCCGGTACGTCGGGCCCTTCTGGCTGGTGGTCGTCCTGGCGCTGCTGATGGGCTGGGTCTGATGGCTCGCCTGGCGGCGCTCTTCTTCGGGGGTTCGCAATGAGACAGTTCCTCGGCTTCTGCGCCGCCTGCGGCGCGGGGACGGCCTTCGGTTATGCCGGGGCGTCCCTCTCGTCCGGCGAGACCTGGCGCGCGGTGGTCACCCTCGCGCTCGGCATCGGCCTGACCGCGATGGCGGCCCGGTTCGATCGCCCGTCTCGCCTCGCTACCAGACATGGGCGGGCCGTCCGCCTCCGGCACGGGGTTTGATCCATGGCACACACCCCCTACATGCCGCGCCCCGCAGGCAGCCTGAAGGAAGCGACCAGCGCCCTGGTGACCGCCGTCGGCGGCCAGGCCCGCGCCGCCGAGCTGGTCGGGTCGTCGCAATCGGTGCTGCAGCGGTACACCGACCCGACGGCGCCGGACCGGTCGATCCCGGCCGCCAAGGTGCGCGTCCTCGAGGCCGCGGCGCGGCAGCCGATCGTCACCGCCTTTCTGGCGGCCGAGGCCGGGTGCCTGCTGCTGCCGCTGGGGATCGAGCCGACCGGGTCGGCCTTCCGCGACTTCGCGGCGATCGGCGTCGAGGCTGCGGACCTGTTCGCCACAGTGCAGCGGGCGCAGGCCGATGGCCGGATCGACGGGCGCGAGGCGGGGGAGGTGATCGCCGCCCTCGACGATCTGGCCCGCGCCGTGATGGCCGCCCGGTCGACCATGCGCCGACTGGCGGGGGACGACCAGTGAGCGCGCCGGCCTCGCCCCCGGCCCTGTCGGCGCGGTGCCTCGCGCTCTATGGGCTGCTGCGCGATCTTGCGGCCATTGGCGCCCATACGCCGATGATCCGCGACCTGAAGGCTGAGTTGCACCAGCTGGGGCATCAGTCCGGCAAGGATCCGAACGTTCTGTATTTCGACATCATCCGGCTGGTGGATGCCGGGCTGATCCGGACGCATGGGGCGGCGCGGACACGGGTCTATGAGGTGATCGGCGTCGGCTCGACCGTGCGGCGGCCGGGAAAGCGGCTGTCCGCCGAGACGCTGGCGATGCTGGCGGCTCTGCGTTCGTCGCGGCGCGAGGCGAACGAAGGATGGCCGCGGCCGACCAAGGCCAGCGGCGCCTCCTATGACGCCGCCGTGGCCGCCCGGGCCTTCGCTGATGGGCACGCCGCGGGCGAGACCTGGGTGCATTCGGCCATCCGTCCGGCGGCATCGGACCGGTCGTTGACCGGCTGCGCCGCGGCGATGTCGGCCGAGGGTGTGTGATGTCGGCGGCGCCGGACAACCCTCCGGCCTGTGATCGCTGCGGCGACCCCAGCCTGTGCCGGATCTTCGGCGGCTGCATGGCGGCGAGCGAGCGGCAGCAGGCCGAGGACGAGAAGCGCCGCAAGGCGGTGCAGCGTGACAGCCGCATGGCCCGGCGCCGCCGCCAGTCGCCCAAGCGCCGGCCGAGGGGGTGGTGATGGCGAACGCCGTCGCCTTCGTCCGCGGCATCATTCCCTCGCCGGAGCGCGAGCGCGACGACTTCTATCCGACCCCGCCGGAGGGCACCGCCGCGCTGCTGGCGGTCGAGCAATTCGACGGCACGATCTGGGAACCGGCCTGCGGCGACGGCGCCATAAGCCGCGTCCTCGAGGCGGCCGGTCATGAGGTGATCAGCACCGACCTGATCGACCGCGGCTATGGCCGGGGCGGCGTCGACTTCCTGCTGGACTGGCAGACCTGGGCCGACAACGTCGTGACCAATCCGCCGTTCAAGCATGCCGAGGCCTTCGCCGAGCATGCGCTGCGGCGGTCGCGGCGCAAGGTGGCCCTACTGTGCCGCCTCGCATGGCTGGAGGGGCAGCAGCGGCGCCGAATGTTCACCGGCACCCCGCTGGCCCGCGTCTGGGTCTTCTCGTCCCGGCTGAAGATGCAGCGCGGGCGCCTGCATCGCGAGGGCGAGGGCGGCGGAATGGTCGCCTTCGCCTGGTTCGTCTGGGAACACGGATACGCAGGCGCGCCGCGCCTCGGGTGGCTGCCATGACCGGCCGCCTGCCCGAAGCCTGGGTCGACGACGTGCTGTCGCGCGTCCGGCTGGTCGACCTGATCGGCCGGGACGTCGCCCTGGTCCGCAAGGGTCGGGAACACGTCGGCCGCTGTCCCTTCCATCAGGAGAAGACTCCCAGCTTCACGGTCAATGAGGGCAAGGGCTTCTATCACTGTTTCGGCTGCAGCGCGCATGGGGGTGCCGTCGCCTATCTGATGGCGCGGGGCCGGGCGACCTTCCGCGAGGCGATGGAAGACCTCGCCGCCCGGGTCGGCGTGCCGATGCCGGAGGGCGAACCGCGGCACGGCGTTAGGCCGCTGCCGCCGGTCGCGCGGCCCAGCGCCGAAGAGCTGGCGCGCGAGGACGAACGGTCGATCGAGCGCGCCCGCGCGCTGTGGCGCGACGACACCCGCGACCCGCGCGGGACGCCGGTAGAGGCCTATCTGCGGCACCGCGGCCTCGGCGCCTGGGTCGACGATCGGATTCCGCCGACCCTGCGCTTCGCCCGGCTGACCTATTGGGCCGCGCGCAAGGGCGCCGAGCGGCCCGTCGACCTCGGCAAATGGCCGGTGATGGTGGCGGGGATGCAGGCGGCCGACGGCAGGGTCCGCGCGGTGCACCTGACCTATCTGGCGCCGGACGGGCGCGGCAAGGCCGAGGTCGTCGACCCTGAGACCGGCGAGGTGCTGCCGGCGAAGAAGATGCGCGGCGCGCCGTGGGGCTGCGCCATCCGCCTGGCGCCGGCGGCCGAGGCCATGGGCTTCGGCGAGGGGATCGAGACGTCGGGGTCGGTGCAGATCGCCGCCGGCCTGCCGTGCTGGGCTGCCGGCAGCCTCGGCAATCTGGCCGGGGCCGGCAAGGGCAGGGGGCGGCGCCACCCGACCAGGGTTCTGGATGACGGCCGCCCGATGCTGCTGCCCTCGGCCCTGCCGGACATGGATCGGCCCGGCATCATCCTGCCGGTGCTGCCGCTGGTGTCGACCGCGACCCTGCTCGAGGACGCCGACAGCGACCCGCATGTGATGGCGGCGCTGATGGAACGCGCCTCGCGCCGCTATGCCGCCGAGGGCCGCCGCGTCGAGCGCGCCCGGCCGCCGGAAGGCTTCGATTTCAACGATCTGATGAGGGGTGCCGCCTGATGCTCGCTGCGGACGAAATCGTATGCGACAGCTTCGCGGGTGGGGGCGGCGCCTCCACCGGCATTTCCTGGGCGCTCGGCCGCTCGCCGGACGTGGCAATCAACCATGATCCGGAGGCCGTGGCGCTGCACACCGCGAACCATCCCGACACCCTGCACTATTGTCAGAACGTCTGGCAGGTCGACCCGAAGGATGTCGTCCGGCAGTTGGGCGGGCGCCCTGTCGGCCTGGCGTGGTTCAGCCCCGACTGCAAGCACTTCAGCAAGGCCAAAGGTGGGAAACCCGTCGAGAAGAGAATCCGGGATCTCGCCTGGGTAGTGGTGCTGTGGGCCGAGCGGGTGCGGCCCCGGGTCATTATGTTAGAGAATGTCGAAGAGTTTCAGACCTGGGGGCCGCTGGGCGAGGACGGCATGCCGTGCGCGGTCCAGCGCGGGGCGACCTTCAAGAAATGGGTCGGCCGCCTGCGCCAGCTCGGCTATCGGGTCGAATGGCGGGAGCTGCGCGCCTGCGACTACGGCGCCCCCACCATCCGCAAGCGCCTGTTTCTGATCGCCCGCTGCGACGGGCAGCGGATCGTCTGGCCGGAGCCGACCCACGGCCCGGGCCGGGCGCGTCCGTACCGGACCGCGGCCGAGGTCATCGACTGGTCCATCCCCGTGCCGAGTATCTTCGACCGCGATCGCCCCCTGGCCGAGAACACCATGCGCAGGGTCGCGAACGGCGTCCGGCGCTTCGTCCTCGACCATCCGGCGCCGTTCATCGTGCCGGTGACCCATCACGGCGACGGCCGGGTCCATGGCACCGACGAACCGCTGCGCACCGTCACGACGGCGCCGCGTGGCGAATTCGCCCTGGTCGCGCCGTATCTGGTGCCGCGGTATGGCGAGCGCGACGGCCAGGCGCCGCGCACCTATCCCCTCGACCAGCCGGCGCCGACCATCGTCCCGACCGGCAACGGCGGTTCGCTGGTGGCCCCGGTGCTGGTCGGCTGCGGCGGTCGCGCTGGGCAGAGCCGGCCGCGAGCCGGTGACGAACCGCTGGCGACCACCACCGCGAAAGCGGATACCTGCTTGGCGGCGGTGTTCCTCGGGCGGCAGTTCGGCAAGTCCGTCGGCGGCGAGGCCGAAGAGCCGGTCGGGACTATCACCGCCGGCGGCGGAGGGAAGACGCAGGTTGTCGCAGCCTATATGGCCCAGCACAATGGCGGCATGGTCGGTCATGAGATGGGCGAGCCGCTGTCGACCATCTGCGGGAAGGGGGCCAATCAGGCGCTGGTCGCGTCCTTCATGGCCCAGCACAACGGCGACCGGATCGGCCGCGAGGCCGACGCGCCGATATCGACCATCGTCCACCGCGGGACGCAGCAGCAGGTCGTCACGGCGCTGCTGTCGCACCAGTACGGCAGCAACAGCAATGGCGGCGAGGGCGACCCTCGGCAGCCGGCGCGGACCGTCACGGCCGCCGGCCAGCACCATGCCCTGATCACGGCCGAGCTGGGCGACGATGCGCGCGCCGATCAGGTGTCGGCCTTCCTGATCAAATACTTCGGCTCGGCCGAGCATGGGCAGGACTGCCGCGACCCGCTGCACACCGTCACCGCCAAGCCGCGGTTCGGCTTGGTGACGGTGCAGGGTGTGCAGTATCGCATCGTCGACATCGGCATGCGGATGCTGACCCCGCGCGAGCTCTACCGCGCGCAGGGCTTCCCCGATTCCTACCTGATCGAGGTCGACCTCGACGGCCGTCCGCTGACCAAGACGGCGCAGGTCCGCATGTGCGGCAACTCGGTCTGCCCGCAGATGTCGGCCGCCCTGGTGCGAGCCAACTTCGCCGCGGCCGAGGCGGCGGTCGAGGTGGCGGCATGAACGCTCAATGGTCGAATTTTTCGGCGAGCCATAGGCCCGCGGCGACGGCCACTATCGCGGCAACCCACCACGCTGGCCTTGCCGATCCGAATAGGAAGAAGCCGGCGAGGAAGCCCAAGAGGCCGCACGCCAGCGCTGCGGCAACGATCAGACCGGCGCCGATCGCGCGATCGATGCCGCCGCTTCGCTCGGCCGCATACAGGCTTTCGCGCAGCGCGATGTCGCCGAGGGTTAACCGTTTCCGTCGTCTCGCCATACCACCGTCGAGCGGGCCAGCTCGCCATGATTGAGCATCGCTGTGCAGTGTGCAGCAAGCCGGCATCATTTGGCTACGGCTGCAACCTGCTCGCCGATCCGCCTCGGCTCGGCACCTGGTACTGCGCCGAACACCGGCCAGGACAACCCGCGCCGCCGGCGGTGGAGCCGGGCCCGGCGCCGAAGAAGCCGACACAGGGGAAACTGCTGTGACTCAGGGGACGGAGCAAACACCGCAGTCGGGTGCCGATGCGGTGCGCCAAGCGCTGGCCGGGGCGCAGCCATGGGAGGGACCGACCGGTGAAGAAGGCCCCGACACCGACGACGACCTTCTCGACTTCGACCCCCTCCGGCCGGGCGAGACACAGTGCGACCCGCTGAAGCTGGCGTTCTGGGATCGGAACGACCTCGGCAATGCCGAGCGGCTGAAGGCCCGGTTCGGGTCGGACCTGGTTTATGTGGGCAACATCGGGTGGCATGTGTGGGACGGCCGCCGATGGCAGCGCGAGGGCGGCGAGGAAATGGCCCGGCTGCGCTGCTACTGGACGGCGAAGCGCATCCGGGAAGAGGCGGCGGTGCTGCGCCTGTGGGCACGGCGTAAGGATGCGGCGCTGGGGCTGGAAAAGCCCGACGCGACCCGGGCCAAGATGATTCAGGCGCATTCGTCGCTGGCGGTCAGCTCCGGCAACGCGGCCCGCACCGACGCCATGCTGAAACAGGCCGTGCCCTTCATGCTGCGGCACGCCCGCGACATCGACGCCCGGCCCTGGATTCTCAACACTGCCGAAGCGTCGATCGACCTCGGCGAGATGCCGGCGGAGGATGGGTCGGTCGATATCGTCGACCGGGCGTTCCGGCAGGAAGACCTGATCTCGCGCATGGCGCCGACGGCCTATGACCCGGAGGCCACGGCGCCGAGCTGGCGCGCCTTCGTCGCTACCATCCTGCCCGACCCGGAGGTCCGCGCCTTCGTGCAGACGTGGTTCGGCTACTGCCTGACCGGCGACACCCGCGAGCAGTGCATGCTCGTCTGCCACGGCAGCGGGTCCAACGGCAAATCGACCCTGATCGAGACCATCAGCAAGGTGATGGGAGACTATGCCGCGACGGTGTCGATCTCGACCTTCCTCGACACCGGCACGCGAGGCGGCGGCGACGCCACGCCTGACCTGGCGCGGCTTCCGGGCGTGCGCCTGGCGATCGCCTCGGAACCGCAATCCGGTGACAAGCTGAACGAGACGGTGATCAAGACCATCACCGGCGGCGAGCGCATCCTGGCGCGGCACCTGTTCCGCGACCTGTTCGAATACGACCCGAGCTTCAAGGTCACCATCTCCTGCAACCAGAAGCCGACGATCCGCGGCCAGGATCACGGCATCTGGCGGCGGATCATCCTGCTGCCCTTCAACATCACCTTCAAAGATGGCGCCATAGACCGGCTGCTGCCGGAGAAGCTGAAGGCCGAGGCCTCCGGCATCCTGAATTGGCTGCTGGACGGCTACAGGCTATGGCGCGAGCGCGGGCTGGTGATCCCGGCAGCGGTGCGCGACGCCACAGAACAGTACCGGTCCGAAAGCGACCCGGTCGGGCAATACCTCCGATCCTGGACCTACACCGACACGGCCGAGACGTGGGTGCAGGCCAGCGACCTGTACCGCGGCTACGTCGTCTGGTGTCGCATGAACGCGCAGACGCCATGGAAGCAGACGGCGTTCGGCCGGCGATGCACCGACCTCGGCCTGAAGAAGGTCACGTCCGGCGTCGTGAAGTATGTCGGCATCGGCCTGACCCGCGAGGCCTGGGACGCCATCGACCATCCGTCGCATGCGGATAGTTCGGAGGGTTCGGGCAGGGCAGGCCACACCGAGGACGAGCAAGGCGACCACTAGCACCCTTCCTGGTTGCGGTGCGGTGCGGCGAACCCTCCGACCCTCCGCAACCATCCGGGAAAATCAGGAAGCGATATCAACAGGTTCGGAGGGTTCGGAGGGTTCGGAGGGTTTTCGGCCCCCATGCATATGAAGGAAGGGTGCGATTCATGATGGATATAAATAGCCTTCAAAAACTATCCAAACCCTCCAACCCTCCAATGAGGGTTGATCGGCGCCAGCCGATCGACGTCGCTGATCTGGTGCAATGGGCCTATCAGGTGCAGCGGGTCGACATGGCGGATTTCTCGGCCGCCCCGGACGGGTACGGGTCGAGCTGCGTCGCACGGGTGGAACGGATCGGCGCGCTCGGCGTGCGGGTCGATACCTTCCTGTCGCTCGGCAACCCCGTGCATCCCGATGCCGAGACGGTGCATGCCAAGGTGCTGGGCATGGGCGGGTGGATGACCGGATGCCTGATGGAGTTCGGACGGTCGGGGCTGGAGCCGGACCCGATGCTGGGGCAGGAGCCGAAGGCCCGGCCCGTGCTGGGTCGGACGGGGTTCAAGATGATCCGCGACCACAACCGGAACGCTATCGCCTGCGAGATCACATGGGACGGGCCGGACTGGCGAGAGATCGAGTTCGCTCGCCTGAAGTACGAACGCTGGCATGAGGCGCTGACCGCCCTGGCCGAATCGCTGAAGGCCGAGGGGCTGACGTCCTACCTGGTCACCGGACCTGCAGCAAAATCAATGCCTTGGCATCGGGGTATTGACGATACGCAAAAACCTTGACTAGATGTTGACACGGTGAAAACCGACACGATCAGGCCGGCCGGGGGCGACCCGAGCCGGCCTTTCTCATGCCCGACCCCGGTCCCGGCCGTGGTGTTGCATCCGCGCAACATCAATCGAAATCCGGACCGACCGACCCCTCCCGACCGGTTCGGCCGGGGTGTGCCCCGGGGGTCACACCCCGTGGGTCCCTCCCGAGGCCGGAAGCATACGGGCGGCATGTGCGCGTAAGATCGCTAGTGCATTGATTTTCCAACGAGGTTGACCGGTTGACGCTGGTAGACAGCGGCCCGGCAATCGGTTGACGGAACCAAGGTGACATGGGCGACAAGGTCTTGATGCGGCAGGCGGAGTTCGCTCGCCACAAGGGATGGTCGCGCCAGTATGTCGGGAAGCTGAAGCGGACCGGCCGTCTCGCCCTCGACGGCGAGATGATCGACGTCGTCGCCACCGAGGCGATCCTGGCCGAGACGGCGGACCCGGCGCGCGAGCTGCCGGCGATCGGCCGGGGCGAGGCGCCAGCGGTGCCGGCACCGGAGCTGGTCGAGCGGCGAGACGACAAGGGGCCGGGCTTCTACGCCGCCCGTTCGCAGCGGGAAGAGGCCGACGCCAAGCTGAAGCAGCTGGACCTGGCCGACCGGCTGCGGACGGTGGTGGCGCGGGCCGATGTCGAGGACGCCTTCGCGACTCTGGGGATCTCCCTGCGCGACGGACTCGACCGCCGGCGCCAGGCGCTGGCCGAGACCGTGGCCGGACTGAAGACGGTCGATGCGATCGATGCCGCCCTCGAGGACGCGGATCGCGCCATGCTGCAGAGGCTGATCGATGACCTTCGAAAGCGGCTGGACGGGCCCGCGGACGCCGCGGCCTGACGTCGACGGCCTGCCCGACGGCCACGCGATCGCGCTGCGGGCCTTCGTCGGCGGCGCGACACCGCCGGAGCGGAAGACGGTCAGCCAGTGGGCTGGGGAGAAGCGCGAGGTTTCGGCCGAGGGCGGGTCTCCCCAGCCCGGCAAATGGGACAACGGTCTCGCCCCCTACTTGGTCGAGATCATGGACTGCCTGTCCCTGACCGACCGCTGCCGGTCGGTGGTGTTCAAGAAGTCGGCCCAGGTGGCGGGGACCGAGGCGGGGCTGAACCTGTTCGGCTACGTCGTCGACCAGCACCAGGCGCCGATGATGATCGTGCTGCCGTCGCTGGACGAGGCGAAGAAGTACGTCAAGGTCAAGCTGCAGCCGGCGATCGACGCCACGCCGGCGCTGTTCACGCGGGTACGGGAACAGAAGAGCCGGGACGAGGACGGGTCCACCACCAGCCTGAAGAAGTTCCGCGGCGGTTACTGCCAGATCACCGGAGCGAACAGCTCCAAGGGCCTGCAGATGCTGTCTGCCCGGGTGGTGATCTACGAAGAGGTTTCGGAGTGGCCGTTCGATGTCGACGGCCGCGGCGATCCGGTGGACCTGGCACATGCCCGGACCACCGCCTGGACGAAGAACCGGAAGGAATTCTTCTGCTCGACGCCGGGGCTGAAGGGGTCCTGCCGAATCTCGGCCATCTACGCGGCGTCGGACCAGCGCCGCTACTACGTGCCGTGCCCACACTGCGGCGTCTATCAGGTGTTGAAGTTCGAAAACCTGAAGTGGGATCAGGAACGCGCCCCCTACGGCGCGCACTTCCTGTGCGCCGCCAAGGGCTGCCGGATCGACCCGCATCACAAGCGGGTGATGGTGGCGACCGGGCGATGGGTGAAGACCTTCGCCGACGATGACGGCGTGATCCCGCCGGACGTTATCGCCCCCAGCGACGTCGACGCTTGGCGGTCCCGGAGCTCAGTCGGGAAGGAACCGGGCTTCGCCATCTGGCAGGCCTATTCGCCTTTCGTCCCGTGGGACGACACGGTGAAGGAATATTTCGACAGCCGGGGCGACCAGGCGAAGGAAAAGGTCTTCGTTCAGCAGCGGCTGGGCGAGGATTACGAAGAAAAAGGCGACAGCCCGGATGATGAGATGCTGATGCTGCGGCGTCAGGACTACAAGCTCGGCCGGCTGCCGCCTGGCGCGCTGGTGCTGACCGGTATGGCCGACGTCCAGGGCAACCGCATCGAATGGGGCGTGTACGGCTGGGGCGTCGACCTGCAGGGATGGCGGGTCGATGGCGGTATCATCGAAGGCGACCCGGAAGAGGACGCGGTCTGGGAGAAGCTGGCCGCGGTCACCGAACGCCAGTACGAGGACTGGCAGGGGCGGCTGTGGCCGATCGAGGCCTTCGGCGTCGACGCCGGCTACCTGTCGCACCGGGTCTATCTGTTCTGCCGGGGGCGGCCCCGGGTCTTCGCCCTCGACGGTCGGCCGGGCCATCTGCTGCCGATGGTCGGGACCCCGGTCCGCCGGGACATCAACTGGCGCGGCAAGGTGATCAAGGCCGGCGTGATGCTGTGGCCGACGGGCACCTTCTCGCTCAAGTCCTGGGTCTATGGCGGTCTGCGGAAGACCATCTCCGGACCGGACGAGAACGGCGCGTTCCCGCCCGGCACTCTGCATTTCCCGCTCGACGTCGATCGGGAATTCTTTGAGCAGATGACGGCCGAGCATCTGGCCGAGGTCGAGCAGCGGCAGGGCTATGTCGTGCGGGAGTGGCGGAAGAAGAAGAACCGCCCGAACGAACAGCTGGACATCATCGTCGGGGCCCGCGCCATGGCGGCGCATCTCGGCCTCGACCGGATGACGCCGGCGGGCAAGGAACATCTGATCGCCGAACGCGGGCAGCCGTCGCCGGCGCCCCAGGCCGATATGGCGGCCCTGTGGTCGCCCCGGCCGGCGGAGGTTGCAGCAACGTCCCAGCCTGCACCGGCCCCGGCGCCGAGGCAGGAGGAACCCCGGTCCGGCGGATGGCTGGGCGGGCGCGGCGGATCTTGGCTTGGAGACCGGTGATGGCCTTTACCCAGAAACAGCTTGACGCGCTGGACGCCGCGATCGCCAGCGGCACGCTGCGCGTGAGCTATGACGGGAAGACGGTCGAGTACCGTTCGATGGATGACCTGCTGAAGGCGCGCGCTCTGGTGGCGGGTGCCCTGCAGCGCGAGGCGGGAACGGCCCCGGCGCGCGGCAGCTATGCCAGCTTCAGCCGCGGGTGATGCGATGAACGTCCTCGACCGGACCATATCCTGGTTCTCGCCGGAAGCCGGCGCACGCCGGGCCCGGGCCCGCGCCACGATGCTGGCGCTGCGCGGCTATGACGGGGCGAAGGGTGGCCGGCGGACCGACGGGTGGACGACATCCGGCAGCTCGGCCAATGCGGAGGTGGGGCCGGCGATGTACCGCCTGCGCAACCGGGCGCGCGACCTGGTGCGCAACAGCCCCTATGCCGCCCGGGTGGTCGACATCCTGACGGCGAACATCGTCGGCACCGGCATCGTGCCCCGGTCGCGGACAGGCGACGACGCGCTCGACCAGAAGGTCAACGACATCTGGGCGCGCTGGGTCGATCAGGCCGACGCCGACGGTCAGCTCGATTTCTACGGCCTGCAGGCGCTGATGTGCCGGGGCATGATCGAGGCAGGCGAACAGCTGATGCGGTTCCGCCCGCGCCGGGCCGGCGATGGCTTGGTGGTGCCGCTGCAGGTCCAGGTGCTGGAGCCGGACTTCATTGACGACGGCCGCAGCCTGACTGGGTCCATCGGCAATTCGAACATCCGGCAGGGAATCGAATTCGACGCCCTCGGACGGCGCGCTGCCTACTACCTGTGGCGCGAGCATCCGGGCGACCCGTTCGCCAGCGTCGGATTCACCCGCGACAGCAGCCGGGTCCCGGCGTCGGAGGTGATCCACCTGTACCGCAAGCTGCGGGCCGGGCAGATCCGCGGCGCCAGCTGGTTCGCCCCGGTGATGATGAAGCTGCGCGACCTCGACGACTATCACGAGGCGGCGCTGGTCAAGGCGAAGATCGAGGCCTGCTTCGCCGCCTTCGTGATCCAGACGGAAGATGGCGGCGCCACCCCGCTGGGCGCGCCGGCGGGAACGCAGCAGGGCAAGCGGATCGAGCGATTCGAGCCCGGGATGATCGAATACCTGCAGCCCGGGCAGGACGTGAAGATGGCCGACCCCAGCGGGGCCGCCGCCAACTTCGACCCGTTCACGCTGCATGCGCTGATGGCGATTATGGTCGGCACCGGGGTCACCTATGACCAGGGTACCGGTGACCTGCGCCAGGCGAACTATTCCAGCCTGCGGGCCGGCAAGGTCGAGCAGCGACGGCTGACCGGCCAGCACCAGTGGCACGGCGTCATCCCCGTGCTGTGCGCGCCGGCCTGGAGCCGGGTGATGCGCGAGGCGGTCGGCATGGGCGAGCTGCCGGAGCGCGCCTATCCGGCCGAATGGATGCCACCGCGGGATGAGCCGGTGGACCCGCTGAAGGATCTGAATGCCGACATCGCCGAGGTCCGGGCCGGCGGCATGACCATGCCGCAGTTCATCCAGAAGCGCGGATACGACCCGCGGCGCCAGGCCGATGAGATGGCGGAGTGGAATGATCTGGCCGACAAGCTGGGCCTCGTGCTCGACAGCGATCCGCGCAAGGTCAGCCGGGCCGGCCTAACACAGGCGCGGCCGGACGGGTCGGTGATTCCGCCGACCGAGTGAACCCACAACCCCGGAGACGATGATGGAACGGCGTGTCGATCTGCCGATGCAGACGCGCTTGGCGACGGTCGGCACCGTCGACGCCGAGGCGCGCACGGTCGAGCTGGTGTGGAGCACGGGCGCCAGCGTCCGCCGCACCGACTGGTGGACCGGCAAGCGATACGAGGAAGTGCTGTCGCTGGACCCGGCCCATGTCGACATGGGCCGGCTGCAGAGCGGCAGCGCGCCCCTGCTGAACGCGCACAGCATGTGGGAGGTGTCGGACCTTATCGGCGTGGTCGAGGCGGGCGCGACCGTCGACGGCAAGGAAGGCCGGGCGGTGGTTCGGTTCTCGCGTCGGCCCGATGTCGAACCGATCTGGCAGGACGTGCAGGACGGCATCCTGCGCAATGTCAGCGTCGGCTACACCGTGCGGAAGTACGAGGTCACCGAGGAAGAGGGCAAGCTGCCCGTCTATCGAGCCGTCGACTGGGAACCGTGGGAGATCTCCATGGTCCCGGTCGGCGCTGATGCGGGGGCGGGGACCCGCGCTGCCGGCGGCAATGCCGGCCATCCCTGCGTTTTCGTCAACCGGGCACAGCCCGCCAATGGGAGTTCCAGCATGGACCCGATCGTCCAGCCGGGCACGGGCACGGCGCCCGCTGCCGTCGACACTCCGGCCACGCCTCCGGCCGGCACCCCCGAGACCCGCGCCGCTGCGCCGCAGACGCTGGCCCAGCCCGTCGCACCGGCGCCCGCTCCGGCCCCCGCGGCCCAGCCGGTCGCCGAGTTCCGGAAGGTCTGCCGTGCCTTCGGCATTCCGGAGACTCGCGCCCTCGACGCGATCGAGAAGGGACAGACCCTCGACCAGTTCCGCAACGCGCTGATCGATGAGCGCGCGGCGGCGGCCGACGAGACCTCCCAGCGCAACACGGTCCAGGTCGGTACCGACCACAGCACCGAGAAGCGGGCCGCGATCGAGGCGGCACTGCTGCACCGCCACGATCCCAACGCCAACAAGCTGGAGGGCGGCGCCCGCGAGTATCGCGGCATGTCGCTGATGCAGATCGGCATCGAGCTGGTCGAGGCGCGCGGGGTGAAGACCCGCGGCATGGGCCGAGACGACATTGCGGGGCTGATCCTGGGGCTCGACCGCCGCAGCGGCGGCATGATGTCGACCAGCGACTTCCCCGCCATCCTGGCGAACGTCGCGAACAAGACCCTGCGCCAGGCTTATGAGGCCGCGCCGCAGACCTTCAAGGTGTTCTCGCGCCAGACCACGCTGCCGGACTTCAAGGATCACAACGCCGTGCAGCTGGGCGATGCGCCGAAGCTGGAGAAGGTGAACGAACACGGCGAGTTCAAGCGCGGTTCGATCGGCGAGGGGAAGGAAAGCTACAAGCTGGCCACCTATGGCAAGGTGGTCGCCGTCACCCGCCAGGTCATCATCAACGACGACCTCGGCGCCTTCACCCGCATTCCGGCGCTGTTCGGCACCGCGGCGGCCAATCTCGAATCCGACACGGTCTGGGGTATCATCACTTCCAACCCGAACATGGCTGACGGCAACGCCATCTTCTCGGCGCCGCATGGCAACCTGGCCGGGGCTGGTGCCGCTATCTCCGAAACCACCCTCGGCGCCGGGCGCGCGGCCATGCGGCAGCAGAAGAGCCTGGACGGTGCGACCTTCATCAACGTCCAGGCGCAGTACCTGGCGGTGCCGACGGCGCTGGAGACCACCGCCGAGAAGTACATGGCGTCGAGCATGATCATTGCGGCCAAGGCGGCGGACTACAATCCGTTCCAAGGCAAGTTCCAGATCGTGCCGGAGCCGCGGCTGGATGCGGCGTCGGCCACCGCCTGGTACCTGTTCGCCAGCCCGGCCCAGATCGACACCATCGAATACGCCTATCTGGACGGGCAGCAGGGGGTCTACCTGGAAACCCGGGTGGGCTTCGACGTCGATGGCGTCGAGATCAAGGCGCGGATGGACTTCGCCGCGAAGGCGATCGACTTCCGCGGCCTCTACAAGAACCCCGGCGCCTGATCGTCGGACATCACCACCACTGATGCGAGGGCGCCCATCGGGCGCCCTTCGCCTTTCCGGGAGATCCCGACATGAAGACCTATGTCCAGCCGGGCGACGTCGTCACGCTTGCGGCTCCTTATGACGTCTTGTCCGGCGCCGGCCTGCAGGTCGGCCAGCTGTTCGGCGTCGCCTGCTATGACGCGCTGTCCGGCGCCGAGGTCGAGGCGATGACCGAGGGCGTGTTCGACCTGGTCAAGATCGGTTCGCAGGCCTGGACGGTCGGCGCGCTGGTCTACTGGGACAACACCAACAAGCGCTGCACCACGGTCGCCAGCGGCAACCTGCTGATCGGCAACGCCATGCTGGCGGTGGGTGCCGGCGCCGGGCTGACCACCGGCCGGGTCCGGCTGAACGGCATCGCCGCCGCGGCGTCGGCCTGATCATGACGGCCTTCGCCGACATGATCGGCGCGCTGTTCGCCGACCCGAACCTGGCGAAGGACGCCGCCTATGTGCCGCCCGGCGGGGGGGATGCGATCCCTTGCCGGGCGATGGCGACGCAGCCGACCGAGGAAATCAGCTTCGGCCGGTCGTCGATCAGCGCCGACACTTCCCGATTCGATGTCGAGGTCTCGACCGTCGTCGCTCCGGCTGCCAACGGCTTGCTGGTGCTGGAGCCCGGCATGCCCGGCGAGGCCATCTTCGTCATCCAGGGCGCTCCGAAGTTCGATCGGGAGCGGCTGGTCTGGATGCTCGACACCTATCCCCAGGGCGCCTGAACCATGGAGGCGAAGTTGAAGGTAGACGTCGTGTCGCTGGGCATCGTCGAGCGTGACGGCAGCCCGCGCATCCACTATCCGCCCGGCAGCTATGAGGTGCCGGACGACATTGCCGCCGCGCTGCGCGAGCAGGGCGTGCTGGCGCCGGAGCCGACGCCGAAGGCTGGAAAGGCGTCTTCGGATGGCAAGGGCAAGGGCGGCTGATCCATGCGCCTCGAGGCGGCGCTGACCGGCGACCTGATGACGTTCCTGAAGGAGGAGGTCGAGGACGCCGAGACGGCGCTGACCGGTGGTATCCGAGAGCAGACCGAATGGCTGAAAGGCGACTGGCGACGCCAGGCGCTGGGGGCCGGGCTGAGCCAGCGGGTGGCGAACGCGATCCGAAGCGAGGTGTACCCGAAGGGCCGGAAGAGCATGAAGCCGGCGGGGCTGGTGTACGCACGGGCCGGAAAGGGCGGCCTGCTGGGCAGCGTCGGCGCGCTGCTGAAGAACCTGGACGAGGGCGTGGTGATCCGTTCCCGCCGGGGCAGCGCCCTGGCGATCCCGACCGATGCCGTGCCGAAGGTGCGCGGCGGCCGGCGAATGACCCCGGTCGAGGTCGAGCAGGAGTTCGGCCAGGATCTGGAGTTTGTCCCGCGCGGAGGCGGACGGCCGCCGCTGTTGGTGCTGCAGAACCTGGTTGCCGGGAAGCGTGCCGGCAGTTTCCGAAATGCGACCGAGCGGCGCCGGCAGACCGGACGCGGCCTGGTCTGGGTCGTCATGTTCGTCCTCGTCCGCGGCGTCACCATCAAGCGGCGCCTGGACCTGGAAATGGCAGCACTGCAGGCGGCTGACGGACTGCCGGCGGCGATCCTGCGGCACTATCCACAGAGGGACCGATGACCACCACGGCCGAGGCGGTGCTGAACGCCCTGCGCGACCAGTTGCGCGCCGCCATCCCCGACGCGGATGCGCAGCGCAATGTCGACGTGCCGGAGCGCGTCGTCGGCCGCCGGATCATCATACGCGACGGGCGCCGGGTGCCGGAGGAACAGCTGGGCACCGATGGCCCCTGGTACATCTCGCTTCGGCCGGAAATCGAGATGTACGCGCAGGCCGGCACGCCGGCGGCGCGGGACGCCGCCCTTGCCGCCCTCGGCCTCGAGGTCGACGCCGCCCTTGCCGCCGACCTGACCCTGGGCGGCCTGGTCTTCGGCATTGATTGGGGCGATCCCGAAATCGACACCGAACGCATTGCCGGCGCCGCCGGCGTCAAGGCGGCGGTCCTGGAACCGACCGTCGAGTACCAGTCCGCCACCCGCATAGGATAGGAGGCCCACCATGGCCGCACCGCGGCGCGCCACCGGCGCGAATGTGTATTTCACCGGCGCCTATGAATCGGAATACGGGCTGCAGGCTGCCGGCAACTGGAACGGCCTGCGCGCCTATAGCTTCGGCCTCGGCATGGCGCAGGAGCTGCTGGACGAACCGCTGCTGGGGGCGGGCCGCGACCCCGACGCGTTCCAGCTCGGCGCCATCGACGTCAACGGCACGGTGGCTGTGCCCGTCGACCAGCGGCTCTTCGGGTTCTGGCTCAGGCTGGGGCTGGGCGCGACGCAGTCCTCGACCCAGGTCGGGGCGCGCGGCTTCATCGACTTCTCGGCGCTGCCTGTCGCCACCGGCACCATCACCCTGGCCGGAACGGTCTGGACCTTCGTGGCCGGCGCGGCGGCTGGACCGCAGACACAGATCGGGGCCACCCTGGCCGCGACGGTGACGCAGCTGGCGAGCGATCTGAATGCCTCGGCCGTGCCGGCGATCTCGGCCGCGACCTATACCGCGGACGGCACCCGGCTGCGCATCCAGCACGACACCGCCACCACCGCCGGCAACAGCTTCAGCCTGGCGGCCGATGCCAACAGCAAGGGCAAGGTGTCGGGGGCGACGCTGGTCGGCGGCGGCCTGTACCGGCACACCTGGTACAGCGGCGCGCCGGTGCTGCCGTCGATGTCGATCGAAACCGAGCACCGCGACCTGGCGCCGGGCGACACGCGGTTCTATCAGCGCCTCGGCGTTGGGCTGAACACGCTGCAGATCGACCGGGCCCGGGCCGGGTCGGTGCGGGCGCAGCTGGGCCTGATCGGGCAGAGCGAGACCCGCACCACGGCCAGCCAAGCCGGTGCGCCGGTGCAGCTGCCGCTCGACCTGTTCAGCCAGTTCCAGGGCAACATCCGCTTCGCCGGCGAGCCGACGGTGAACCTGACCGGCGGGAACTTCGCATTCGGCAACAATCTGGACGCGGTTCCGACCATCGACACCGATGGCCTGATCGGCGGCCTCGACCCGGGGTCGACGTCGATCGGCTTCAGCCTGACCGGGCGGTTGAGCTCCACCAGGCTGAAGGCGATCGCCGATGGCGGATTGGCGGACGTGCTGCAGTACGGGTTCCGGTCGGCGACCAACGGGGCCGAGCTGCTTATCACGGCGCATCAGGTGCAGTTGCCGAAGCCCCGGGTCGATATCCAGGGGCCGGGCGGGATCGAGCTGACATGGGAGGCGAAGGGCAGCCGCGCGGTTGCGCTCGGCCGGGCCATGACCGTCGAGTATTTCAACGATGTGGCGGGGTACTGATCCGCTATGGGCATCCGCATTAGCAGGACGCAGAAGCCGGACGAACCCTATTGGATGGACCTGCCCTTCGGCGTCCGGTTCCTGGTCCGGCCGATCGACACCGCCATCTATGACTATGCCGCGGCGCGCGCCGCCCGGCTGGTGCGCGAGCTGGGCGAGCATGCCGAGGCGATCGAGACCGCCGGCGGCGTCGTCTCCGGTCTGCCGTCTATGGCCGATGCGGACGCGCAGGCCGGGCTGTCGCAGACCTTCTTCACCATGGGCCTGGCGCAGGCGGCAGTGCTGGACTGGGTAGGTGTCGACGACGAGGACGAGGGCGGCCCCATCGTCCTGGTGCTGGATGGTGACCCCAACGATCCGGCATCGCCGATCTCGGCAGCCTATGCCGCCATCGCGATGGTGATCCGGAAGTGGCCGGCGATCGCCAATGCCTTCGCCGCGAAATACGGCAAGCCGCTCTTGGACCGGATCTCCGAGGGAAAAGGATCGGGGACCTCGCCGGGTGGCACTATGGCGGCGGTCCCGACTATTGCCGAGGGTGCCGTGAGCAAGGCCTCGCTTGCAGCCGGGGCGAGGCCGTAGAGGTCGACGGGCAGCTGGAGCGCTGCCCATACATCGAATGCGAGCCGGCTACGGCCGAGGGCCAGCAGGCCTGGGATGTGGTGCGTCGGTGCCAGGGCCAGCTGCGGCGGGCCGGCATGGCCGGCGTCGTCGTCGGCCTGGACCTGCCGGCGGCGCTGCAGATCGGCGCCGCGCTGGGCTACGACGCCGGGCCCCTGGTGCAGCTGCTGACGATGATCGAGCCGCCCATGGTCGAAGCGATCAACCGCCGCGAGAAAGACGCGGCGCGGGAGTGACGCATGGCAGAACGCAATCTCGGCATCCGTCTCTCGCTGAAGGATGCGGATGTCGTCAAGCGCGGGCTCGAGGCGCTGGGCAAGGAAGGCCAGACGGCGCTGCGCCGGATCGAGCAGGGGTCGGTGCCGGCGAGCCGCGGCCTGCTGGCGGTGAATGCCGTCGCCGGCGACCTGAAGGGGCAGGTCAGCGGCCTCGCCGGCAGCCTCGGCCCGCTGGGCTCCGGCCTGTCGGCGCTGGGCCCGCTGGGCATCGGCGCGGCGGCCGGCATTGCCGCGGCGGTGGCGGCGCTGGGCATCCTGTATGTCAAGGGCAAGGAAGCGCTGGCCTTCGCCGACGACATCGGCGACGTCGCCGAAAAGCTGAACCTGACCGGGGAACATCTGCAGGAGGTGCGATTCGCCTTCGCCGGGGCGGTGGCTGAGCCGCAGGTCGATGCCGGGCTGACCGCCTTCAGCAAGACTATCGGTCTGGCCCAGGCCGGAAACGAGAAGGCGCTGAAGTCGTTCAAGGCCCTGCATGTTGAGCTTCGGGACGGCAACGGGCAGTGGAAGTCGAACATCGACGTGCTGTCCGACGTCGCCGACCACATCGCCGCGCTGGAGAGCCCGGAGGAACGGCTGGCGATCGCCACCAAGCTGTTCGGCGATGTCGGCGCCGATATGGTCCAGATCTTCCGCAACGGGTCGCCGGTCTTCAAGGAAGCCGCCGACCGGCTGCGCGAGATGGGCGGCGTCATCTCGAATGAGGACATCGCCCGGGCCGGCGCGCTGCAGCAGGAACTGGACGATCTGGCGGTAGTGGTGCGGGCGCAGCTGATGCGCGGCTTCCTCGAGGCCGGGCCGCAGATCGTCGCCTTCACCAGGATGGTCGGCGAGAACCTGCCGAAGCTGGTGAAGGGCGGCGCCGAGGCGGTGAAGTGGCTGAGCGACAACCTGGTGACGCTGGCCGAAGTAGCGGCTACGGCCGCCGGCGTGATCGCCGGCGGGCTGCTCGGCTCGGCGCTGGGCCCGCTCGGCACCATCATTGGCGCGTTGGCTGGCGGCTACTACGGCATGAAGACCGCGGTCGACCTGCTCGAGGGATCGCATGACGACCTGAATCGGGTGCAGGAGACGACGAAACGTCTGATGTCCGACTTGGCCGGGTTGAGCCGCAACGCCGCTGGCCTGACGCGGGAAGAAGCCGCCGCGCAGGCTGATCTGGCACGGCAGACGGCGGCGGCTAATGTCGAACGGGCGCGGGCCGTGTGGTCCGATGCTTATCGGGACCTGTCCGCTGCGCAGCAGGCAGCACAGGCCAAGACGGTGGATGTGCGCAAAGAGTTCGGGGCTGTCGTCGGCGAAGGCGGGAACCCGATCGTGGTTGCGGATCCCAAGCTGAACCAGGATCTGGACGCTGCCGCGAAGCGGGAAAGCGCCGCCTCCGGCGCCTTCCTCGACGCCATTGAGGCGCTGCGCCAGATCAACGAGGTGGGGCAGCAAGCCGGGTCAATCCCGTCTCGCACCGACGCGCCGATCACTGGCACGGCGCCGGCCAGCGGCATGGCGCCGATCTTCGCCGGCGGTATCACCCCGACGCCGATCGGCGGCCAGGTCGTGCCGACGAACCCGCGCGGCCTGCCCACCAGACTCGGCTCGCTCGGCGGCGATGACGCAACGACCAAGGGCGACCCGTTCGGCGCACAGAAGCGCGACCTCGAGGCACTGATCGGGCTGCAGCAGCGGCTGAACACGGCCTATCTGGATGGCGGCCAGGCGGCGGCGAGGATCACCCGCGAGCTGGACCTGCAGCAGAAGATCAATGCCATCTCCGACAAGTATTCGCCGGAGCAGCGGGCGGCGATCGAGCAGCGGCTGAGGCTGCTGGACGAGGAGCAGCGGCGGGGGAAGGTGCTGCAGCGGGCGTCCGACATGGACGACCAGATCGCCCTGGCGCAGCGCGAGGCGGAACTGGCCGGTGAGACCGAGGCTGTGCGCACCCGCGAGCTGGCGGTGATGCGCGCCAAGCTGGAGTTGCAGAAGCAGGGCGTCGACCTGGGGTCGATTGAGGCGCAGCAGGTTCTCGACCGCACCGCGAAGCTGGTCGAGACCAACATGCGCGGCGCTGAGGCCAAGAAGAGCTGGGAGGATCTGAGCCAATACGCCGGCAGCGCCTTCGACCGGATCACCGGGGCGCTGACCGAGATGTCGATGGCGAATAAGGATGCGGCCATTGATTTCGAGGCGGTCTGGTCCGGCGTGATCTCGGAGGTGATGCAGGGTTTCATCCGGCTGGCGATCTTCAACCCGATCAAGAATTTCCTCACCGGCTCCAACGATTCCACCCTGGGCAATATCGGGGACCTTCTGGGCAAGGCCGCCGGCTGGTTCGGTGGATGGCTGGGCGGCGGCAGCACGGGCCCGGCTATCACGCTGCCGACCAGCCCGGGCACGATCGGCGTGACGCCGCTGCCGAACGCCAAGGGGAATGCCTTCGACCGCAGCGGCGTGGTGCCGGTGCCGGCCAGCTTCAGCTATGGCGCCGGCCATCTCGGCACGGTAGCGGAGAACAGGCCGGAGGGGATCGTGCCATTGCTGCGGCTGCCGGATGGCAGCCTGGGCGTCGGCGCCGCCGGCGGCGGGGGCGGGGGCAAGACCGAGGTCAACATCTACAACAGCACCGGCGAGAAGGTGCGGACCCAGGAAACGGTCGACGGCCGAGGCAATCGCGAGCTGAAGGTGATGGTCGGCGAGATGGTGGCGCAGGAGGCGGGGCGGCCGGGCTCGCCGGTCGGCCGCAGCCTGCGCGGCGGGTTCGGCGCCCAGCCGGTTCTGACGAGGCGATGATGGATGTCCCGGTCTGGCCGGCCGAGTTGCCCCAGCGGGCGCTGGTCGACGGCTATAGCGAGCAATGGCCGAATGTGCTGCTTCGGTCGGCGCCGGAACAGGGGCCGCCCAAGACACGGCTTGCCTATTCCGCCGGCGTCGAGCCGATCACCCCCACGCTGTCGCTGCAGCTGTGGCAGACCGAGAGGCTTCGTCGGTTCTGGGAGGATGACATCGGCAAGGGGTCGATCCCTTTCTGGTGGCCCGACCAGCGCCGAGACGGCGTGCCGCTGCTGGACGAGGACGGCGTCACGGTGCTGACCGATGAAGACGGCGAGCCCTTGCTGACGACCGATCGGCAGTTGGTGCTGATGCCGACCCCGCCGGTGATCACCAAGGCGCCGCGGCCGTCCGTGACCTGGCGGGCGCAGCTGTCGCTGGAGGTGCTGCCGTGACCCTGTCCCTGGAGTTCAAGCGCGAGGCCTCCGCCCAGCATTCGGCGGACGCCGGCATCCTGCTGCTGACCATCGCCAGCGCCGAGTTGCCGGAGCCGCTGCGCCTGTCGAACGATCCGACCGCGCGGCTGTCCATTCGGCCGCTGCGCTACGGCACCAAGAGCCGGGGCGAAACCTACTACTTCGCGCCGATGACGATCGTGCACCCCGACGATCCGGATGACGGGTCGCAGCGGTCGCGCCTGGCGATCAGCAACATCGTCGGCCGGGACGAGGACGGGTCGGTGGTGACGGTGATCGACATCGTCGAATCCACCGTGGCCCGGGCCGAGGTGCTGATCGAGGTGGTGCTGAAGTCGAACCCAGATGTCGTCGATACCTACTGGACCGAGCTGCTGACCGCGGACGCGACCTTCGACGCGGCCCAGGTCTCGCTGGACCTGGCGGTCGACGGCAACGAAAGCGAGCCCTTCCCGGCCGGGCGCTGCACGCCGGGCCATACACCGACCCTTTTCGACTGAGGCTGCCATGTGGACCAACGACTATGTCGGCCTGCCCTGGCGCGAGCGGGGGCGGGACAGGACCGGCGTCGACTGCTGGGGGCTGGTACGCCTGGTGCTGGCCGAGCGCTGCGGCATCGACCTGCCGAGCTACGCGGAGGACTATGCCTCGCCGCTGGAGTTGGCCGAGGTCACGGCGCTGATCGAGGGCCGGCCGGCTGGTCTGGTGGGGCCTGTCTGCCAAGGCTGCGAGCGGCCGTTCGACCTGATCCTGCTGCGCGATGGCGGGCTGCCGTCGCATATCGGCATCGTGGCCGGGCCGCGCCTGATGCTGCATGTCCGCCGTGGCGGGGATTCGGTGGTCGAGGCTTACGACGGGGCGCCATGGCGCAACCGCGTGGTCGGCTTTTACCGGGCCGGGGGCAGCCATGCCGCTTGAGGGTGCCAAGCTGGTCCACGCCTGGCCGGAGCATCGGGTCGACACCGTCGGCCGCGCCGGGCAGACCATCACCGAGCTGATCGCCGGCGCCAACGGCGGGCACCTCGACCCGATGATGGTCGAGCATGGCCGGGTGCTGATCGGCGAGAACATCATCCCCGCCCGGCTGTGGCATGTGGTGCGGCCGAAGGCCGGGTCGGTGGTGGTCGTTCGCCTGGTGCCGCAGGGCGGCAACGCGCTGCGCATCGTGCTGATGCTGGCGATCGTGGTCGCCGCGGCCTATCTGGGCCCGCTGGCCGCCGGCGCCATCGGCTTCACGGCGTCGGCCGTCGGCACCGCCGGCGCGGCGGCGGCGGCCGGCGTGGCGACGGGTGTGATCTCGGCCGCCGGCATGATGCTGCTGAACGCGCTGATCCCGCAACGCATGCCGACACTGAACACCCGGCAGCCGAGCCAGACCTATTCGATCTCCGGCGCCCGCAACTCGGCCAGCCCGTGGGGCGTGGTGCCGGTGGTGCTGGGCCGGCACCGGATGGCGCCGCTGTACCTGGCCCGGCCGTATACCGAGGTGGTCGGGCAGAACCAGTATCTGCGCCTGTATTTCCTGTGGGGGTACGGGCCGCTCGAAATCGAGGACATGCGGATCGGCGAGACCCTGCTGGCCGACTATGACGATGTCGAGGTCGAGCATCGCGAAGGCCTGCCCGACGACCACCCGATCACGCTGTATCCTGGCCAGGTGCTCGAAGAGGCGTTGTCGATCCACCTCGACGACAACGGGGAGTGGTTCGTCCGGCGGACCGAGCCCGACACGGACGAGATCTCGATCGACATCAGCTTCAGCCAGGGGCTGGTGAAGTACGACAAGGAAAAGGGCACACCGAAGGTCACCTCGGCGGAATTCGAAATCGAGATGCAGCGGGTCGGCGAGGCGACCTGGGTGCCGATCCTGACGAAGGATGTCGAGGAGAAGCGGCAGGAGCCGTTCCGGATCGGCCACCGATGGAAGCCCGATTCCCGCGGCCAGTTCGACGTGCGGATTCGGCGGCTGAATGAAGAGACGGCGGACATCCGCAGCCGCATGGACTGGACGGCGCTGCGTTCGATCCGGGCGGAAGAGCCATTCAACTTCCCCTTCCCGGTGTGCCGCACGGCGATCCGCATCCGCGCCCAGAACCAGCTGCAAGGGGTGATCGACAGCCTGACCGGGATAGCCAACAGCCGCTGCCCGGATTGGGACGCGGCCAGCGAGACCTGGATCACCCGCCGGACCAGCAGCCCGGCCAGCTTGTACCGCTACATGCACCAGCACCCTGCGAACCCGAAGCCGCGGACGGACGCGCAGCTGGACCTGCCCGGCCTGCAGGATTGGCATGGCCACTGCGTCGCCCTCGGCCTCGAGTTCAACCAGGTGCGCGACTTCGAAGCATCGGTGGACGACGCCCGAAAGGACATCGCGGCGGCCGGGCACGCCACGCCGACGCTGCGCGAGGGCAAGCGTGGGGTGGTGATCGACCGGCCGCAGGCGATCGTGCGGCAGCTGATCACTCCGAAGAACAGCTGGGGGTTCCAGGGGCAGCGCACCTATCGCGACCTGTCCGACGCCTGGCGCGTGCGCTTCAGCGACCGCGAATCCGAGTGGTCGCCGAATGCCGAGCGCATCATCTACCGCGAGGGCGTGGACGCGGAGACGGCGACCGAGTTCGAACAGATCGAGTTCCCCGGCGTCACCGACCCGGCGCGGATCTGGCTGGACGGGCAGCGGCGGTTCCGCGAACTCGGGGCGCGGGCGAATGGCTACACGCTGAACATGGATTGGGAACACCTGTTCGTCAGCCGCGGCGATCTGGTGCGGGTGGCGCATGACACGCTGGGCGCCGGCCAGGCCAGCGGCCGGGTAAAGGCGGTGCATGCCGACCTGTCGCCGGTAGTGCTGGTGCTGGACGAACCCGTGACGATGGAAGCCGGCAAGCTGTATGCCATCGACGTCCGGCTGCAGGACAACACGCATCTGGTGCGCAGCGTGGTGACCATCCCGGGCAGCGCGAACGCCGTTCGCCTGGCCGGCAGCGGCTATCTGCCGATGGTCGGCGACCTCTACACCTTCGGCGAGGCCGACCGCGTCACCCGCGAAATGGTGGTAAAGAACGTCGAGACGGCCGAGCACCTGTCTGCCCGGTTGACCCTGGTGGACTATGCGCCGGAGATCTATGAGGCCGAGGCGCTGACCCCGCCGGAATGGGTGCCGCGGCAGCCGCAGCGGGACAATGACGTGCCGGCGCCGCCGCGGATTATCGCCATCAGCAGCGGCGATGCGACCCAGACTGTGGGGCAGGATGGGACGGTGCTGTCGCCGGTGACGGTCGGCATCGCCCCCGGCGGCGGCGGGCGGCCGGCGGCGGCGCAGTTCGAACTGCGGCACCGCCCGGCCGGCAGCCTGCAGCAATGGATCAGCATCGTGGCCGAGGCGACCTCGGCGGCGATCCGCATCCTCGGCTACAGCCCGGACGACCAGGTCGAGATGCAGGTCCGGTCGATCAGCGGCGCCGGGCGGGTCAGCCCCTGGGCGCCGATCGAGCCGCAGACCTATCTGGTGCTGGGCCGGACCATCGTGCCTCCGGATGTCGATACGCTGGTGGTGGAGCGGCTGCCGTCCGGCATGCGGCGCTACAGCTGGACCTATGCCGATCCGGAAGGGGATGGTCTGCCCACTGACCTGGCCGGGGTGGAGCTGCGCTATCGCGCTGGCATGGGCTGGACCTGGGACGACCTGCTGCCCCTGCACAGCGGGCTGCAGGTGGCGTCGCCCTGGGAGACGACGGCGCCAGGCGCCGCCGGGACCTTCACCTTCGGCGCGATCGCGCGGAACCGCAGCGGCATCGCCAGCGCCGTGCCGAAGATCATCACGGCGGCGCTGGGCTTCGGCCTGCCGCCGTCGGCGCCGACCGTCACGATGCCGTCCGGGACCCTGACCAACGATCCGACGCCGGACATCCCCGGCACCGGCGTCACGGGCACCGTGGCCCATGTCATGGTCGACGGCGTCGAGAAGGGCACAGCCCCGGTGATCGGAGGCGTGTGGACGGCGACGCTGTCGACCATCACCGACGGCAGCCATGCCGTCTGGGCGATCGTCGTCGACGGCGACGGCAACCCCAGCCCGCCGAGCGCGGCGATCACGCTGGTGGTCGATGCCACGGCGCCGGCGGCCCCGACGATCAGCGGCCCGACGACAGTGACCACCACCGACACGACGCCGCCCTTCAGCGGCACGGGCGAGAACGGCGACACGGTGCAGCTTTATCGCGGCGGCTCGACGCCGGCGGCGGCGCCGGCGGTGGTGGCCGGCGGGGTGTGGGCCGTGGACCTCACGGCGCAGGCGATCGGCGGTTACAGCATCACGGCGAAGCAGGTCGACGCGGCGGGCAATGTTTCGCCGGCCTCGAGCCCGGCGGTGACGCTGAACATCATCCCGCCGTCGATCGCCATCGCGACGCCCGCGGGCGGCACCAGCACCTATGACCGGCGGCAGCCCTGCACGGGCGCCGGCGCGATCGCCGGCGCCACGATCAAGCTGTATTCCGGGGTGACGCAGTACGGCACGGCCACGGCCGACGGCTCCGGCAACTGGACGCTGACCCCGTCGTCGGACATCCCACTGGGCACGGCCGCCTATCACGTGACGCAGACCTCGAGCGGGCAGGAGAGCGCGGCGGGCAGCACCACCTCCCTGACGGTGGTGGCGATCGACAGCGACGCCTGGGCCTATATCGCGGCGATGACGGTGCGGCCGAGCTTTGCCCGGCAGACGCTGATCAAGACGCTGGTCGAGAGCCTGAAGGCCGGTGCGAATTCATGGGCGGAGCTCGACGCCCTCTACGTCCTGGCCGCGCACGATGCCCAGGCGGCGCGTCTGAACGCCAAGGCGCCGGGTACCTTCGCGCTTTCGGCCGTGTCGTCGCCGACCTTCACTGTCGATCTCGGCTACATCGGCACGGGGGCTGGGACGACACCAGGCGGCTATCTGTCAAGCGGCTTCAACCCAGCGACTGCTGGCGGCCAATATGCACTGAACGACGCGCACCTGTCCGTCTGGGTGCGGACGGCCTCCAGCTCGACATCTAATGGAGCGATGTCCGAGATCGGAAATGGCCAGGCGTTCATCAGCAGCAAGAACGCCACGGCCGGCCAGATCATCACCCGGATGAACGACAACGTGTCGACCGGCGTCGCGGCCGGCACGCCGAACAGCACCGAGTTCTTCTGCATCTCGCGGGCTGGGTCCGGAGCCTACTCGCGCTACCACAATGCGGCATCGCTCGGCGACCTGTCCCAGGCGAGCACGTCGATCTTCAACGACACGATCTACCTGCTGCGTCGCGGCACGACGACCTATAGCGACGCCCAGATCTCGGCCGCGTCCATCGGTGGCGCGCTGACGCCGACACAGGCAGGCGAATTCTATGCGGCATTGCACACCTACCTGGTGGCGGTCGGCGCCGCTGTCTAACGATCATCTGAAAGGGAACAGTATGGCGGGCTTTCGCGAAGCCGATCTGGCGACGGTCGATATCGCCGCGCATTACCGTGTCATCAACGCCGACGGGAACAGCCGCAATCAGACGCCCCAGGCCGCGGCCGATCAGTCAGCGCTGCTGATGCATGTGCCGCTGCCAGACGGCACGGCACCGTTGCTGACCGAGGCGCTGGCGGACATCACGGAGACCGCGGCGTCGGGTCTCGAAGGCGGCGTCGCGACCGCGGCGCTGCTCACGACTAAGAACTTTTTGTCCGATGGCAAGTTGGTATTGGTCACGAATGATCCGGCCGACGACGGCAGCGGCAACCTCAACCGCATGTACCGGCGCGAGACTTCCGCGCCTGCCGTCCCGCCGGTGCCAGCGGGCTGGGTGGCGACCGCAGACCGGGTCGCGGTAGTGAAAGCCTTGGCCGACCTACTCAGCAACGTCGCCAGGCGCGTCGTGGTGCTGGCGAACGAAGGCATCATCGACCGTCTCGGCCTGCTCGGCGGTGGCGCCGGCCAGATCTACATCCCGCGCAACATCTTCATCGACATGCCGGGCCAGGCCGCCAGCAATATCACGGTCGCCAACATCGACTCCGCCGAAAAGCCCGGGTGGGCAAAGCTGGCGATCCCGGCCAGCGTGCGCTGCTTCGCCTATCTCGACCTGACCGACAACACCTACAAGATCATCGGCGCCGCCGGCGACTTCACGCTGCCGACCACGCCAGCGGACAAGATCGTCCCCATCATCGATTTTCCGGTTCCCGGCAATACCGGCTTTTGGTCGCCGTTCCGGTTCCGTGAACTGAGCCCGATCAGCAACATCGCCGCGCTTTCGACGCTATCGCCGATCATCCACTCCAAGGCCGAGAACAAGGTTCTGATCCCCAGCGCCTCGGTGCTGACCGATGCGGTGCTGCTCAGCCATACCGTGCCGGCAACCGGGCGGTACGAGGAGTTCAGCGTCGCATCGTCCAACACCGCCATCATCACCTATTGGTGGAAGTTCGCGACCAACACCCTCGAGGCGACGACCGGCGGCGCCAAGCCCTATGTCATCGACCCGACGCTCGGGATCCTGATCGGCTGGAGCCGGGGCAATGAGTTCTTCAGCCCGTGGCCCCATGTCGGCCAGATGGGGACCGGCCTCGGCAAAAACGACTTCGCCTATGGCAAGGGCGACCGGATGCTCCTCTCCCCCTTCGTATGGGAGAGCGAGTTGACCAACCTGGAGATGGTCGATGTCGCCGACGCCTTGCTGATCGCGGCCGGCTTCACCCGGGCGCTTCGCTCCGTCAACTCCGCTCTGACCTGGCCCTACATCGGCGACAAGATTCCGGACAACCGGGCCGGCAAGACGTTCTTCGCCCGCGTGTGGTTCGAAGCGACGGTCGACGACGCCTATGGCGCCCCGACCATCCGCTTCCTGAAGGCGGACGGTGTGACGGCGCAGAGCATCCCGCTGGTGCTGGAGAAGAGGATTTCCGCTCGCGCGGCGATCTACAGCGTCGCCTCGACGGTGCCTGACTGGCAGGCGAACAACCCCGGCGCCGGCGAATACACCTTCGTGCTGCTCGGCACCGGCCTGTCCGGCGGGGCACCAGAGGTGCGCGTCGCCGGCGTGCAGTATGCTTTCGGCCAGGGCGCACAGTGGATCGAGCGCAACGACTTCCCGACGGTGGCGGCGAACGGTATCCGGCTGTCCAACCTGGAGTCCGCAGCGGCGCAGGCCGATCCGGTGCCTGCGATCCTCTATGGCGAGGATCTGTGGCTGATCACGGGCCGCAAGCAGTCGCTGCACATCGACAATATTTTTGAGAAGCGGACCGAACGGAAGGAGGTGCTGACCACGCTGTTCGCGCCCAACCCAGACATCAACAACACCGCGGCCAAGCCTTACGAGCAGACCCTGGAGTCCGGATCCTTCGTGATCGACCCGGCCGAACTCGGGAACGTGGCCAACATCTGGGTTCACCGATACAGCGACGCGGCCGGCAACGCGGGCCTGGGGCGTTCCTATCGGTCGGCGGATATCACGGTCCACAAGGCCGCGGCGTCAGGCAGCGGAACGGTGCGAGTGATGGGCATCGGCGACAGCACCTTGCCGGTTACGTTGGTTGATTACATCAGCGTTATCCTGGCCGCGCGCGGCATGAGCGTCACCATGTCTGGCACTGTTGATGACGTGATCGGCAACGAGGGGCGGCCTGGGTCGACCTTCACCGACCACATCCACGCTCGCACCAATTGGCTGACGCCCGTCGCGAATTGGGCGACCTATCTGGCGGCGAGCGATGCGGTGAAGCAGACCTTCGACCCATTCACCCGCGCATCGACCGGCGGCGACCCGGCCGGCTCAATCTACAATGGCCGGATCTTCGACTTTTCGTACTACCTGGCGAACACCGGAATCACGCCGCCGACCCACGTCTTCATCAACCTGGGCACCAACGACATTGGCTCCTATACGCCGAGCGTGGCGGCCGATTGGATCAACAAGGCCCTGACCATCATGGTCCCATCGATCCTCGCGGCGGTGCCGACCGTGAAGATCGCGATCGGGCTGCCGACGCTGCCGCGGATGGCGCTGGCGGATGCGCGTTGGAATGCCTCTTACAGCCTGGCGATTCGGGCGATCCTCAAATACAAGCGGACGCTCGCCAACTCGCTGGTGAAGGTCATTCCGATTTGGGCGCACATCAACCAGGTGACCGCCTTCAGAGGATCTGAGGTCGTGGTGTCGACCGATGCCGACACAGGGATGCAGACGCTGGACAACGGCGACATGTTGCACCCGTCGCCGGCGGGCAGGCACCAGTATGCCGAGGTGGTGGCGGCATGGGTGGCGAACACCTTCGACGGGACCTAGCGCAGAATCCCACTTGTCGATAGGATGGTATTTCAGCTTTCGGTTGATCATTCCCGACTGTGCTTTAAGTTAGCAATTTATTCCGGAACTCACGAAATGATAGAGACGCCCCGAGAAAAGGTTCAGTGGATTCAAATTCTCAGGGCCGTGGCGGCGGCGTTCGTCGCGCTACATCATTCTATCTATTACGTCGCTTCGCGTGACGGTGTTGTGAGTATAGCTGACGACATCACGATATTTGCTGCAGGAGTAGATCTGTTTTTTGTTATCAGCGGCTTCGTTATGATGATGGTCAGCGACCAGACGGCTGGACGCGTAGTCACAGTCAGGAGGTTTGCTGTAAGCCGCATCGTCAGAATTGTACCGCTATACTGGTTCTATACTCTGATTGTGGCGGTGGTGTTTTTTTCTGGCTCCGGTCTTATCAGATCTGCCGCCGTGTCAGAGAATTCCTTCGTATTATCACTCTTGTTCATCCCCTACAAAGATGCCGATGGGATCGCGCCAATATTGGGCGTTGGGTGGACGTTGAATTATGAAATGTGGTTCTACGCAGCTTTCGCGCTGATGTTGCATCTGAGCGTGCTGCATAGAATAATGACGATGGCTCTTGTCTTCATTGCCCTATTCTCCATAGGGCATTTATCCACTTACGATGGAGAGGTGCCGGAGTATCTTCGGAGCAGCATCACGTTCGACTTCCTGGCGGGGATGATGCTGTACGCCCTGCATCGGACAGGATTCCGCCACAGTATCTTGCACGCCCTTGGATTGATCTGCGCTGCGGCAGCGCTCTTCGCATGGTCCGCGTCGCAGGGCGACCCGCCGCCGGCCCTTCGCTTCCTGATGTGGGGCATGCCAGCCGCAATTGTGGTCTTCGCCGCCCTGTCGCTGCCGGAGGTCAAGGGCGGTGCGGGCCGCCTGATCGTGCTCTTAGGAGATGCGTCGTATTCGATCTATCTCTCGCATCTGTTCACGATTGGAGCCGTCTATGCGGTTGCCCGGCATTTCTCCGGGCTGAGCTTCGGCGTGGTGGTGACCACGTCGTTCATTACGTCGCTGATCGCCGGAGTGGCGGCGTATCGCTTGATAGAGCAGCCGCTTCTACGCGCCAGCCGCCTCGGCGCCAGGCGCTGGCTTCAGCGCTCGGCGTAGCGGCGGCGACGGGCGGTACACGCTGCGGCGCCGGAAGGCTGCGAACCCGATCCACAGGCCGACGAACGCCATGTCGTAGAAGAGTCCATAGGCTGATGTGATCGTGTTGACGACAACGGCGGCGATCACCTGCATGGTGAGGACAATGTAGAGCGGAAGCGCGCCGACACTGCCTTCGAGGGTGCGGCGCCTTACCCATGATACGACGCCGCCGATGATGAAACTGACGAGAGGAGTCAGGGGGCCGAAGTCGACATAGAGCGGGCCGAACAGCGTGGTATAGGTGCCGACCCGAGGTGTGATCCATGTCATCGCCTCGCCCTCGTATTTGGTGCCGGCAACCGCACTGTAGATCCTCACCAAGGCGGTGAACGTATACGCCCCCCAATTGTCCCCGTGGTTGTAGTGCTCCACAAGGTAGCTGAACTCTGGGCCGCCATGAATGAAGTATTGGCACATCGTCACGTCGATGAACAATATTTGTCGCCAAGGATCTTTCATTTGATCCATGACGACGAAGTATTCGTCCGTGGCCGGTACCAAGTGGGTAAACGCGGACAGTCGGGCGACTCCGTCTACGCTTAACCCCATCTCTTCCGCGCGGTGGATGAATAGATATCCGGCGATGTGGACCAGAACCAGGAACAGCGCAAACACGGCGAGGAAGGCACGCCGCGGGAACCGCGGGATGATCAGCACACGGGCGATCACCAACATTCCGATCTGCATGAAGATCGTGGAGCGCGACCCGACCAGCGTCGCCAAGCACGGCCAAAGGAGAGCCAAGCCGGCGGCGGCCCAGGCGCTGCCGACGCGCAAACCGTTCCGGCGCGCCACGGCGTGGAAGATGTAGGGGGCGACCGTGAAGGGGATCAGGAATACGGCGACAGACGAGAAGATGTTGCCCGCTGCCTCCTCGGCACGCTCCCTGTTCTCGGCAAATTCCAGCGCGATGGAAAACCCGCGGTAGACCACCCAGTCCACCACGCGGAAGGTGATGCCGGCCAAGCCGAGCAGATAGGTTGTCCGATACAGGGCGCGAAGTGAGCGCCATAGATCGTCGTGGTCGATGACCGGTGCCGGCGTTGTGCGCGGATCGAACAGGCGGAAGCCGATGAACAGCCCGGCTAAGCTGAAGCCGAGCAGAGCGTAGGGGTAGAGGCTTTCGACGACGTAGGGGGTCACCGGCGCCACGAGATAGAGCGTGGCCCACACCGCCATCATGAACAGAAGGCAGGCCGTGGGGGTCATCTTGCTAGGACTGATAAGCGAATAGGGCGCTGTGCCAGCGCTCAGAGAACCGTTGCCCACAAGCCCCTCCGACTATGCCGCGGCAGGATAGGGGCGCTGTTCCGATCTGTCACGCCCGCCGCCGGCGGGCTTTTTCATGCCCGAAGGAGGGGAAGCGGATGCAGGAAGTGCTGCCGCCGGAGACCATCGTCATCCGCAAAGACAGCCCGGCCGCGTGGATCTATCGCGTCGGCCTGTTCGTCGGCCTGGCCGTGATGGGCGGCCTTGGCTACCGCATCTCGGAATCGATCCTGATCCGGCTGGACGGGCTGTTCGGCGTGGTCGCCAAGGTCGACCAGTTGGCGAAGGACCAAGCCGTGATGAAGGACATCGTCGACAAGATGGCGAAGGACCAGGCCGGCTACGCGCCGGCCGCCGACCTGCTGGGGCTGACCGGTCGCGTCGACAAGCTGACCGGCCGGGTCGACGCCATGGAGCCGGTGCTCAACAGCCTCGTGGCGCCGGTCGACCGGCCCCGGCCGCCGAAATGAGGGCCGTCCTCCTGCTACTGGCGCTGGCGGCGTGCACGGCAGAGGTCGTCGTGCGCCCGGTGATGGCGCCGGTCGACCGGCCCCGGCCGCCGAAGGACATCAGCACCCGCTGCGGCGGCGTGGCGTGGGAGCCGATTCGGCTGCCGACCACGGCGGCCGACCAGATCGCCGGCCGGCAGCGGGACCGTGCTGCGGCCGATGCCGCGATCGACACCTGCGACGGCCGGCGAGCTTCTGCCGTCCAGCATATCCGCCGGCTCGGCAGCACGCCCTGACCCGGCAACCTCCAACGACGGACTCACACCATGCCCCAATTCACCGTCACCGCCGCCAGCCTGGCGGCGATCGCGCTGCGACCTGCCAACAGTCTGATGCAGGCGCTGGTCGACCCGCTGAACCGATACCTGTACGAGGCCGGCATCCTGGATGACCGGCTGCAGCTGGTGCATTTCCTGGCCCAGGGCTGCCACGAAACCGACCGCTTCGCCACGCTGGTCGAGTATGGCGGCCGATCCTACTTCCGGCGCTATGACGGCCGGGGCGACCTCGGCAACGTCCAGCCGGGCGACGGCTACCGCTATCGCGGGCGCGGCTTCCTGCAGACCACCGGGCGCGCGAACTACAAGGCGGCGGCGAAGGCCTCGAGCATCGACCTGGTGGCGAACCCCGACTTGGCGGCCGAGCCGGACACTGCGGTGCAGATCGCCGTGGCCTATTGGGTCACCCGCCACGTGGCCGCAGCGGCGCAGCGCGACGACGTCGAGGCCGTCACCCGGCTGATCAATGGCGGACTGAATGGCCTGGCCGAGCGGCGGGCGGCGCTGGATCGCGCCAAGGCTGCGTACCCGGACCCGCCCGATTGGGCCGGCAATCCCCCCATCCCCGCCCGGCCTTCGCGCCGGGCTTTTTCGTGAAGGAGAGAACCATGCCCCTGTCCCCACTGCCCGGCCTGGCGCAGACCGCCGCCAAGGCCACTGCCGGCTCCATCGCGATGGCGGTCACTACCCTGGTCCTGTACGTGCTGGCGCGCTTCACCGGCATCGTCGAGATGCCGGACGCGTCGCTGGTGGCCGACGCCGCCGTAGCCCTGGTGTCGGCCGGCGTGTCGGCCGCGATCGCCTGGCTGACCGTCTACTTCACCCCGAACAAGCCGAAGGATGGGTCGACCCTGCAGGCCAGCCTGGTGGCGACCCTCTTCGCCTTCGGGCTGGTCCTGATCGTCTTCGCCGCCTTTCTATTCGGCGGTGCGCCTGGCGGTGTGGATCGAGACGCGGAGGTGCAGCAGGGGATGGGAGCCGCCCCGGAGCTAGCTCCGCTCGCGATCGCCGCCCGGCCTGGCGCCGCCGGCCCATATCTGCTGCAGGTTGCCCCAGTCCTTCGGCAGCACGGCGATGATGGCGCCGCTGCCGCAGGCCTGGCACCGCAGCATCTGGCGCATGCGACCGAGGTCGAGGCGATCGCCGAAGCGGCGGACCTGCTTCCACAAGTCGATCTGCACGGCGGCCGTGCCGCGCGCACAGCGGGGGTTGTTGCAGCTCGCCGTGACGATCGCCCCTTCGTTGATGGCATCGCCAATGGTTCGTATCTCGGCCATGCGTGAACGTAGCGCGAACATCGGTAGTGGTCCAGATGGACCACTACCCGATCGCCTCGCGTGGTTTTCTGCGGGGTTCGGCGTCGCCCTCCGTCGTCTCAAATCGCCCTAAGCCTTTGATTCCGTTCAATAGGCTTGGCCCTTTCACGGCGGTAACACGGGTTCGAATCCCGT